AGCTGGTCGCTGGTGGTGTTGTCGAAGTAGAGGACCTGCCCGGACACGGCACCCGCGGGGCCGGTCGCGCCGGTGGCGCCGGTCTCGCCCTGGATGCCCTGCGGGCCCTGCGGCCCGGTCGCTCCCGTCGCGCCCGTGGATCCTGTCGCGCCGGTGGGCCCGGTGATGTCGGCGAGCGGGACGACCGCGGTCCACGCGACGTCTCCGACGTACCGCCACTCGAGCGCGGTCGCTCCCTTGTGCAGCTCGATCTCGCGACCGTTCGTGCCGTTCGTTCCATTGGCGCCTGCGGCACCTGCTGCACCCGTGGCGCCGGTCGCGCCCTGGGGGCCCGTGATCGCTGTGAGCGCGACGAGGTTCGTCCACGACGTGTCGCCGACGTACCGCCACTGCACGTAGCCGCCGGAGGTGCGCAGCTCGACCTCGCGGCCGTCGACACCGGCGTCGCCCTGCGGTCCGGGAACGGTGGACGCCGCCCCCGTGTCGCCCTTCGCGCCGGTCGCGCCGACGTCGCCGCGCGGGATCGTGAACGTGAGGATGGGGTGCCCCGCTATGCCCGCGTCGACGACGCTGGCTGACGATCCGGGGGCGCCTGTGGTGGTCGCACCGACCTGCAGGTTCTCCACGCTGGAGGCGGCCTGCTCGGCTGCGGCCTGCGCCGCCTGCGCGTCCAGGGCCGACTGTGCCGCGCCGCTGGCCTGCAGTCCGGCGTTCGTCTCCGCGAGCTCGGCGCCGGTCTGCGCGGACATCGCGGCGTCGCGGGCGTTCTCCGCTGCGAGCTCCGCGGCCTGCGCCGCCTCCATCGCCGCGCGAGCCTCCGGGGTGATGTCACCCATCGGGATGTCGAAGTCGAAGACCGCGTGGTGCAGGTCGCCGACGTTCGTCACCAGCGGCGCGGACCCGGGCGGAAGCTGGTTCGTCTCCCCCACGTCGACGGTGGCGGCCTCACCGGGCAGCCCGACGACCTGCCGCGCGACGACGACCTCGGTCACGTCACGGTCGACGCTGACGACGGTGTCCAGTCGCTTGATCGTCAGCGTGCTCACGGCGTGACCTCCTGCGGGGTGGGTCCGGTGAGGGTGTCGGGGACGGTGAACGGGCCGTTCAGCGGGTACAGCGGCCTTCCGAGGGCGTCCTCGACGCGCAGGTCGTAGAACCAGACGCCGGGCGGCAGGGTCGCGACGAACACCTCACTGAAGTCGACCTCGATGACGGTGGCCGTGCCGCTGTTGCTGATCGTGATGTGGCCGGTGGCGACGCTGACCTCGCCGAGGAGTGCCGCGTCACGGTTCGCCTGCTCGCGGAGCGCGACCCGCGCGTCGGTGAACCCGAGCGGGCCGCCGTCGACGTCCATCGACCAGCGCACCAGGTCATACCCGTCCTGCGGGATCTCGATCGGGTCCCTCGCGGTCTTCACGGTGCCTCCTAGGTGGCGTAGGGCGTCGTGGCGACGTACGCCTTGATGGCGTACCCGGTCTTGATGCGCTTGCCCTTGTTGTCGATGGCGAGCTGGCTGACCTTCCGCCAGAACGGGAGCGTCTGGCGGGGATCCACGGGCTTGCGGGGTGTCCAGTCGCGGTGCCGGATGACCCGGTCGACGGATAGGCGGTCCATCGAGTCGAGCAGGGCCGCGTTCAGCTTGCCGACGGCGATCACCTGCCCGATCGTCATGCCCTCAGGGCTGCCGTCGATCTTCCCGCTGATGCCGAGGGATTCGATCTCGATGCCGTACAGGTGCTGGTTGCCCATGTCCTTCGGGACGGTGTAGCGCGGGGTGGGGCGGGTGAACGTCCACGGGCCGCCCTCGCCGGCGTGGTAGGCGCCGATGAGGGAGCAGACGTGGACGAGGCCGGTGCGGTCGACGAGGAAGTGGCAGTTGCGGACGGGCGGGTAGGTGCCGCGCAGGCACAGGGCGAGGGAGTCACGTCCGGCGGTGTGATGGACGACGATGCCCTCGAAGCGCGAGCCGCCGTCGTAGGGGTCGATGCGGGGCGAGGAGTAGCCGGATTCGAGGACGTAGTTGACGCCCCACGTGTCCAGGTGTGCGATGACGGTCTTCGGTGACGGTGTGGTCATGGCCGTGCCTTCTTCCTCTACTCCTCGTCGTGCCTGGCCCGGCGGTCGGGGCCGTCGAACGGCTCCTGCCGGATGCGGCGGTCGTGGAACTCGCCGTCGCCATCCCGGTACTCGTCGTGCTGCCGGTTCACGTCCTGGTGCGACTGGCGGTGCCGGATACGGCGCCGCTTCTCCCTGCGCTCCGGCGACCAATGGCTGGTCGCGTACAGGGTGAGGGCGCCGGCGAGCGCCATGATGAAGTAGGCGACCGCGGACGCGACGGCGGGCGAGTCCGTTATTCCTTCGCTGACGATCGAGGCCACCACGCCCCCCGGTTCTCGTCGATGCGCTCCAGCAGGAACGCGCCGAGGGCGATGATCGCGGTGCCGACACCGAGCCACACCCCGACGTTGCCGACGCCTTGGAGGGCGAACAGGAAGGTGGAGCGCAGCACCATCGTCAGCCCGGCGGTGAACAGTCCGGCCTCGGCCATCGGCTGGGACCTGAGCGCCCATCCGGCGGTGAGCATGAGGACGGCTGCGCCGGCCATGATGGCGACGACGTCGCCGATGCGGGTGGCGCCGAGGACGCCGGCGTCGGTGACGTTGAACACGCACAGGACGGCCATGCTGAACATGAGGCCGAGCGCGACGGGCTTGACGGGCCGCCCGAGCAGGCGCAGCCCCTCAAGGTCGCCCTTCGTCATACCCGCCTCACGATGTAGACGATGAGCGCGACGAGCAGGACGATGACGAGGATCCCGACGATGCTCACGCGGAGCCCCTGCCGTACCTCGGGTCGGCGGGGTTGAGCAGGTTGATGACGACGGGGACGGCGATCCCGAGGGCGCCGATCACCCACGTCTGCCAGTGGTCGAAGGAGATGACGCCTTCCTGTGTCCAGGTGAGCAGCGCAGCGCCGAGGAGGAATCCGAGGAACACCTTCACCGCGGATCCCCACGGGGACGTTGCAAGCCATGTCTCGATGCCGCTCATGTCCGCTCCTTCTCCTTCAGGTCGTCGATGCGGTCCCACAGCCAGAAGGCGGGGACGAGCATGATGTCGACGGCGACGGCGACCGCGATGATGACGATCGACGGCCAGGACATGGTCAGCCGACGAGGATCACGACAACGCCGGAACCACCAGCGCCGCCCGTGCCCGCGCCACCGGTGCCGTTGCCGCCCCCACCGCCGCCGCCCGTGTTGGCTGTGCCCGCGGTCCCGTTGAGCGACGTCGAACTGCCGCCCCCACCGTTGCCTCCGGCGCCACCGTTGGATCCGCCGCCGCCCGCGTAGTAGACCGCGGTGGAGCCGTCGACGATCGTGGAGGAGACACCGACGCCGCCAGCATGCGAACCAGCGCCACCCGTGCCCGCGGCACCCGCCCCGCCGCCGCTGCCTGACGTGTTGCCTCCGGCGTTGCCGCCGACCTGCGCGGCGCCACCATTGAAGTTCCCGCCGTTGCCGCCGCCACCGCCGCCGCCCGAGCCGCCGGTCGTCCCCGCGCACCCGCCGGGGAATCCCTCATACCCGCCGCCGCCACCACCAGGCACCCCGATGAGCGTGCCGATCTTCGACGGGCCGCCGTTGCCGCCAGGAACGTTGGATGAACCCCCCGAGGCTCCTCCCGCTCCCACGGAGACGGCATGCGTGCCGACGGGAAGCCACAGTTCCGCGACGTCCAACACCCCGCCACCACCACCGCCACCGCCGACTCCCTGGTCCTGGTAGCCGCGTCCGCCCGCGCCGCCACCCGCTACGAGCAGGGCGCGAACGAATCCGGCGGACGTGACCGTGATGGAGCCGTCAGCGGTGAACTTGTAGCTCGTCTTGCCGCTGTACGTCGCGGTGGCGGGGCTGCCCGTCGTCGATCCGACAACAGCGCTAGCCCCACCGGAGAAAGGGACGAGCGTCCAGGTGTTCGCCGCCGTCCAGATGAGCATCCCTCCCTTGGAGGTCTGGAAGGTCAACGGTGTGCCGTTGATCGTGACGCCGGCGGCTGGGGTGATCGTCAGCAGTCCCGCCCCGATGTTGAGGAACCGCAGCTGGCTGGCAGATGCCCATGTGGACACGGTCGCGTCGGTGGGAACAGTGAGGGCGACCGCGCTTCCCTTGTTCATCACGACGAGCTTGGTCAGGTCGGTCTTGGCGAACACGTAGTCGGCTGTCTGCGTGTTCTGCGTCATCGCTAGATCAGCCTTCGTGGGCAGGTCGCCCACATTCGTCCAGGTGGACCCGTTTGACTGCTGCAGGGTGCCCGTCGTCTCATTCCAGACGACCCGGCCGGCCCGCTTCTGCGCGATGGTGAAGGCGTCGATCTCGGTCTGCGTGAACGACCCGACACCCGGGGAGGCGTCGACTGCCTCCGCGAGGGCCTGCACCTGCGTGTGCCCGGCGGGCGACGCCGTGCCGGCGACATACGGGTAGCCCAGGTCAGTGTTCGGCATCGGTTCCTCCTACGGGATCCAGCTGATGAGGTCGTCCCAGGTGTCGTGCGCCGCCACCACGTCGTCCCAGGTGGCGTAGTGGGAGACGACCTCGGTCCAGATCGACCCGGCGACCGTCTGCAGCTCGAGGTCGATCCCGGCGGGCTTCTCCGTCCACGCGGCCGCCAGGGCGGCAACCTCGTCCGGCGTGTCCGACACCATCGTCACCACGGTCAGCAGGTACGGCTCTGTGCCGGAGAGGTTGGCGTACACCCGCACCAGCCGCGACCCGGTGAGGGTGCGGGCGACGGCGGCCTTGATCGCGTCGGCGGAGCCGCGGCGCTGGCTGGAGGAGGCGTCGGCGATCGCGGTGCGGACGTCCGCGGCAGGCAGTGCGGAGGTGTCGATGCCGGCGAGCCAGCCGAGCCACGGCAGGAACGATCTGGGTGCGGCGGCGGGGTTGACGATCTCGCAGGTGCCGGTCACGGAGGTGTCCGGGTCGGCGGCGGTGAGGACGTCAACCGCCCGCTCGAGCCCGGCCGCGGCGCCGGCCAGGAACCGCAGCGTCGTCCAGTCGGTGCCGGTGTCGGCGGCCTGCAGGTAGTCCGGCAGCAGCCGGTACACCTGCTCGGCGGCCGGGTGGACGCTCGGGCGGGTCATGGCTAGGAGACCGTGACGGTGACAGTGCCCGCGAGGGCGAGCTGCGAAGCCCCGACCGTGACGGTGCCCGACGGGGTGGTGACCGTGTCGACGTAGTCGACGCCCGTGACGTCTGCGGCGACGTCGATGATCTCCGTGGTGAGGATGTCGCGGCCCCACGTCCAGGCGTCGGGGCTCATCCAGGCGCGCAGTGCGACGGTGACCGCGTCCCGCACGTCATCGGTGGAGTAGCCGGGCAGGGCGTGGACGGTCAGGGCGAGGTTCTGGGTGACGATGCCGGCGTCCTGGACGTACACGGTCAGCATCGCGGCGGTGCGCAGCGCCATCGCCGCCTGCAGTTCGGCCTTCACGTCGGCGGACAGCAGCCCGCCGCGGCCGTACAGGTAGACGGTGAGATCCCCGAGGTCCGAGCCGGGGGTGCCGCCGGGGTGGAACAGGTCGATGACGGTGGCGCGGCCCACCCTGGTGTCCTCCAGGGCGTAGGCGGTGAAGTGGACGGGCAGGACGAGGCTGCTGGTGACGCGGGCGAGGACGGTGGAGGCGCGGTCCAGCCAGGTGGCGTCGGACTCCGCGTCGGAGCCGCCGGTGAGGGCGGTGGCGACGGCCGCGGACACGACGTAGGGGATCGCGTCGAGGAGGTCCACGGGTGAGCCTGCGCTGATCGCGTTGCCGGCGCCGCCTGCGAGCTCGGTGGCGACGGGGACGGTGAGCGTCGACGTCGACGTCCCGCTGGTGGTGGCGGTGACGACGAGGACGAGGCCGGTCGACGGCTCCGACAGTCGCTGCCCCGCGGTGACGGTGAGGTCCCTCGCCCCGTCGAGGGTGAGGGTGACGGTGCCGGTGGCCGACGTCCCCGGCGAGCGGGGCACCCCGTACAAGCCGATGACGCCCTCGACCGCGAGGGAGATGACGCGGTTGAGGGCGTAGATGACGTCGGCGGACGCGGTAGCGAACGCCTCGAGCAGGATCGCCTCGACGGAGCCGTTGCGGGGGCGGGCGGTCGGGGCGAGGGCCTGGAAGGTGGCGAGGGAGGAGTCGAAGATGGCCTGCGGGTCACGGTCGTCGGCCACGAGGTTGATCGCCGCCAGGTCCAAGTCCTTCACTGCTGGCTCCATTCGACGTCGACGTTCACGCGGAGCCGGTCGGGTCCGGCGCTGCTCAAGCTGACCGCCTTCGCCGTGATCTCCGGCTCGCAGATCGCGAGCGCACCGGCGACCTGGCTGGTGGAGATCCCCGCGCCGGCCGCGTCAGCGACCCCATACGCGGGGGCGAGGGACCGTTCACCGCGCAGGCAGGCGATGACATGCCCGGCGAGCTCGGCGGCGGCACGGCCGGAGGCGTCGTCGACGGTGACGAGGGATCCCGCGGAGTCCAGCCGCATCGGGTGGCTGATCGTCTGCACGCCGTCGCCTCCTAGGTGGGCAGGGGGTCGTCGACGCCGAACAGCACGCCGATGACGATGAAGTCGTTGAAGGTGTCCTCGACGACCAGGACCGTGTCGCCCGCGCGGTACCTGCTGAACGTGTCGGGGCTGAGGGTGACGCGGTGCGCGACCGCGGGCAGCGGCCCCATCTCGATGCCGGGCAGGATCGCGTCGACGATGACGTGGACCTGGTTCCCGTCGACGCGGGTGACCTTCCCGATCACGTCGAGGAGCCCTTCTTCTTCGCCGGCAGGTGCGGCTGAGCGATCGTCAGGGACACGGGGCTGAAGCCGTCCGCGGTGACGCTGATCGCGTCGACGAGCCACACCCCGTCCCGCTGCCCGTACCCGGCGAGCCGGACCCGGTCCCACGGGCGGACCTTCACCCCGTACCCGTAGGGGACGGTGACGGTGCCGGTGGCGAGGTTGTCGGTGGTGTCGGAGTCGATGGTGGCCTCGACGCTGATGGCGTCGCTCGCGGGGCTCGTGCCGCGGGTGACAGGCCACAGCCGCTGCCCGGTCGCGTTCCCCGACCACGCCCAGTACCGGGACCCGAACCACAGCCGTCCGCCCCACTCGCACCAGGACCAGTCGAGGTCGGAGGCGAGGTTCGCGATGACGTCGAGCTCGGACTGCCGGTCGCTGCCGGACGACTGCGCGATGGTGCCCTGCTTGCTCGAGGGCTGGCAGATCGCGATACCGCCGGCGGCGGTTACCCGGCCGGTGACCCACTGCGACGGGGACACCTTCTTCTCGGCGCTGGCCTTGTAGGTGCGGCGCAGCCTGCGGGCCAGCGCGGACCGGCAGTCGAAGGAGTGCCCGATCGTGTTGTCCTCGCCCCATCTGGTGGTGATCGCGGCGACCTGCCACGCCTGGCCCATCCACGTCAGGGCGGTGCCGGTGGCGGCGAGGTTCGACGCGGCGATGATCCCGTTGTCGTCGGACGCGGTGACGGTGAGCTGCGCGACGGAGTCCGAGGAGGCGTCGAGGGTGAGCCCGGTGAGGACCTGCTCGATGTCGGCCCCGAGCCGGGCGCTGCCCAGGCGCAGGGTCGCGGTGTCGACGGTCATCGGTCCGAGGGCTGCCGGGGCTGGAGGTCGGGGCGGCGGGTGCCCAGGCGCTGCGCGGCCCGCACCTGCGGGGAGCGGCGGGCTGGTGACAGGGCCTCGACGTCGGGCAGTCCGCGTGGCGGGTCCGGTGGGGTGACACCGTTCGGGGAGATCGTGGCCCAGCCGTCGGGGTCAGCCATGACGCCTCACTTCTTCGGCTTCGGCTTCGACGCGACGGGGCCGACGGCGATGGTGGCGTCGGATGCGGCGCGCAGGCTGATGACGACGTCGGCGACGGATGGCTCACCGTTCGCGGCCCAGTCGGTCTCGTTCGCTCCCGCGTCGGTGACGCGCCACACGCCGCGGTCGGACTGCCCGAGCATGACGTGGACGACGGGGGTGGCTGCGGCGAGCCTGCGGATCCGGGCGATCAGGTCGCCCATCGGCTCGTCGATGCTGGAGTCCCGCAGCACGAACGACAGCCGCATCGTCGGCAGCGGGTCGGTGGACCGGGTGAGCAGCGGGGCGCGGCCGGGGCGCGCGGTCTCCGCCCAGTCCGGCGCCCAGCCGGAGTTCTCGACCTCGTCCGGCCACCAGGGCAGGACGAGGGTGGGCATCCCCGCGCATATGAGTCGCGCCTGGTTCTCCGGCCGCACCGAGGTGCCGGAAAGGACGACGGACACGGTCGCATCGTCGATGGCGCCGGTGACTCCGCGGGCCATCAGCGGGTCCCCGCGGTGCGGGCCTTGCGGTCACGGTCGGCGCGGCGCGCCTCACGTGCGAGCGCCAGCTCGACGTCGACCTGGCTGGTGGTGTGGATCTCCATGTGCCCGACCAGTGGCGCGTCACGCCCGACCGACTGGGACGGGAGGCTGATGCGGGGCGCGGACACGAGCGGAGGCAGGGCGGGAGCCTTGTCGGCGTGGTTCAAGGCGCGCAGCGTGTCGACACCGAGGGTCTTGACTGCGGCTGCCCGGATGACGAACTCGCCGTTTGAGATCATCGCCGGGATCGAGTCGGAGATGCCCGTGCCGGGTCCGGTGATGAGGCCGCCCGTGGCCGGCTTCACCTTCCCGTGGTAGCCGCCCGAGTTGGTGGGTGTGCCGCCGTAGTAGGTGATGGCGATCTTCTTGCCGTGGATGAGGTCGATGAGCTCCTGCACCCTGATGGCCTCCGCGGCTGCCCTGCGCAGTGGGGCCAGGAGCTTCCTCTGCAGGTCCTTGTCCATGCCGGACTTCTTGATCGCGTTCTCGACGGCGGGCAGGTTCTTCGTGACGAAGTCCGCCTGCGCCTTCGATCCGTCCTTGAACGCTCCAGCCGCTGCCGTGAACCCGCGGACGGCTGCCTTCGCGGCGTCGACGGACGGCTTCTTGATGTAGTCGTTGATCGACTTCCGCCATGCCTTCACGGCGTCGTCCTGGTCGAGGATCGCGTTGACGCGCTCGAGTGCGACCGCGAGGCCGGTGACCCGGGCGGCGGCCGTGGAGGCGAAGTATTTGATGTTCCCCAGGGAGTCGGCGTACTGCTCGTTGGCCTGCGTACCTAGGACCTGAACCCTCAGTTGCTTCTTGAATGCGTCAGTCGCGGCATTAGTCGACGGCGGGGTCTTGTCCAGGTTGTGGTTGACATACCCGATGGCCTCACCAATGGCGAATATGGTGGGCACGAGCATCGGAGGGGCGGCACTCTTGATCGCCGCGAAGAAGGCGTCTACGGGGCCTGTGCTGGTGGTTGCCACATCGTTGACGCCCTTAACGCTCGTGATCACGGCGAGGAGGATCGCGGCCACCGGGCCGAGTCCCAGCCCCATCCCGGTCAGTGCCCCATTCATGGCGACCAGCCGCGGTGTCGCAACCATCGCGGCAATGCCAAGCGCGGCGACGCCAATCCCGGTCTGCTTCACCGGCTCCGGGAGTGCGGTGAACATCGACACAGCAGGGCGCATGACATTGACCATGGCCTGTAGCGCCGGAACCAGGGCGACGCCGACGGACTCCTTGAGATTCTCGAAGTTCTGGCTCGCGATCGCGAGCTGGCCCGCGGTCGTCTTCCCGAACGCCTCGCCAACCCCGCCGACCTTCGTCGTGAGGATCTCGAGGATCGAGGAGTAGTCGGCCGCACGGTCACCGGTCGCCTTGTAGTTGATGCCCATGCTCTTCAGCGCCTTCGCGTTGCCGAGCATCGCCATGCCGACCTTCTTGGTGGCGTCCCCGATGTCCTGCCCGGTGGCGATCGCGTAGTCGTTGATGATCGGCATCAGCTGCTGGATCTGCTGGCCGGTCAGGTCGAAGCGTGACAGGAGCGCCTCAGCGGAGGCGAGGGCGTCGTCGTCGGTCCCGGTCAGGTTCATGATCGACGTGTTCAGCTTGTCGAACGATGCGCGGGTGACGTCCTGGATCTTCGGGAAGCGCGAGTACGCCTGGTTCAGCATGACCTGCTGCTTCTCGGCCTCAGCGAACGCGCTGATCGACTGCTTCGCGAACAGCAGCATCGCCGCACCGGCGACCAGGCCGGCGTTGCGGATCGCTGTCGCGTGCTTCGTGATCGACGCGCCGAGGCGGCCCATCGCCGTGGTCGCCTTGCCGGCCTCCGACTGCGTCTTCTTCAGCTCCGCGTTCGCGGTCCTCGCCGAACGGGCGGCCTCGGCCTGCGCCTTCGCCAGCTTCTCCCACTGCGCGGACAGCTGCTTGAGGTTCGCGGCCGCCTCCGGTGACCCCGTGCGGTCGAACTCCTTCTGCGCCGCCTGTACCTGCCGCGCGACGGACTGCAGCTCCTTGTTCGCTGCCCGCAGCTTCGCGGACATCTCATCCTTCGCGGTGAGCTTGACGGAGAGCTCGTCGGCGTAACCGGACATGTCACTCTCCCTCCAGGTCCGCCGCGGCGGACTCGTAGAACATCGCCATCAGGGGCAGGTCCGACTCGGGGCGGAAAGCCACCGAGACGGGGTCCTGGCCGAACGCGCGGGCGTACCGCTGAACGAACGTGACCATCGGATGCTCGTGGTCAGGAGCGTCCGACGTCAGCCAGCGTTCGTAGGGTCCTCGGCATCATCGACCAGGACGTCCTCGCCGGTGCCGTACCCGGCCTCGGCCATCAGCTTCTCCGCGACCGCCGCGACGATGCCGTCCGACCCGTACAGGGTGCGGATCGCCTCCGACGGGGATGTCGCGTCGAGCAGGTCCATCACCGCGTGGTCGCGGACCGTCAAAGCGGCCCCCGTGTCGTCGGTGAGGTCCTCGCCCATGTTCGCCAGGGCGACGTTGAACGCGGCGAGCACGGCCGCGTCGAAGTTGTACCGCTGCTTGCGCTTGAGCGCCTTCTCCGCGCGGTCGAAGTACGGCGCCAGCTCCGAGCGGTCCAGCGGCAGCCGGTACGTGACGGTCCACTCCGGGCAGTCCGGGTGGGTGAACACGAGCGTCCTGCGCTTGCGCGCAGCGATCTGCGACCGGATCCGGTCGGCGAGGGAGCGCGACACCGTCGCGCCCGCCTCGTCCTCACCCACCGCGAAGTCGACGTCGGCCATGCTCAGGCGCCGGCAGCGATCGACAGGACGACGGTCAGCTTCGACTCGTCGGCGCTGTTCGCGTCCGATCCGGTGCGGGACATGCTCGACACGACGTAGGAGTACGTCTTCGCCGGACCCATCGCCACCCCGTCCGTGCCCAGCGACGTCAGGGACAGCGTCCCCTGGTTGTAGAAGTCGGGGCGGGCCTCGAACTGGGTGATGATCGTGGCGTCGCGTGCCTCATCCCACACGCGGGTCACGGTGATGTCGTCGAACTCCAGGCGGCCACCGATCACCTCCTGCGGGGTGTTCGCGGCTCGGCGCCGCTTGGTGACCGACCGCTGCGCGTTCGGATCCGAGCAGGTGTCCCAGTCGCCGGGCATGTTGGACAGCCCGATGAGGGTGCGGTCCTTGGTGAGCGTCGGTGATGCCATCAGATTCTCCTCGTGTTCTCGGGCTTAGAGGGTGGTGGTGCTGGCGTCGCCGACGGCGACGATGAGGTCGACGAAGTCGATGGACTCCGTCAGGCGCAGGCTGATCTTCGCCTCGATGCGGTTGTCGGCCGGGGCCGTGCCGGTGGACACCTCGACGGTGTAGCCGGGGTCGACCTCGGATCCGTCGGAGCCGATGCGGGGGAACAGGTAGCTGCCCTTGAACGGGGAGAGCATCCCGGCGAGCTCGCCGGCGAGCTGCGCCTTGCGGGCGCTGGATGCCGCGTACCCGGTCGACGCCTCGAGGATCTCCTCGGCTGCGGCGGTGACCGTGTTCACGAAGTCGCGGTACTGCCCGCCGATGAGGTTCGCGTTGCCGCCGGGGGCCTTCACCATCGTGTACGTGTACAGGCGGGTGTAGGCGCCGACGGTGCGGATCACGGACACGCGGGCCGTGGTCAGCGTCGCCCAGTCGGTGCTCGACACCTGGTACTCGGGGGTGACGTCGACGATGCTGCGCGCGTACTCCAGCGGCATCGCGGACTCACCGGCGCCGACGCGCTGCGCCGCGGCCCGGACACCGGCGACGAAGCCGGTCGGGTCGACGGTCTTGGTGCCGCCGGCCCCGTCGGGGACGACGACCCACGGACCGACGAGGTCGAGGAACTCGGCGTTCGTGTAGCCCTTCACCGTGGTCGCTGCCGCGGCGAGGGTGGAGGCGGTGGCGCCCGCTGCCGCAGTCACCAGGCCGTGCCGCTTCGCGGCGGCGCAGTGGGTGGCGATCGCCTGGCCGACGGTGCCGTAGGGCAGGCCGGGGATCGCGACGCAGCCGGCGCCGAGGTCGGCGGACAGCAGCGCGAGGCTCGTGGCCCACGCCACGTTCGCGAAGTCGTCGGCGCCCGTCGCGAGCGGGGCGGCCGACACGTTGCCGGACGGCAGGGTGCCGCTGGAGGTGACCGCGATGCGGGAGGATTGCGCGGCGGCGAGGATCAGCGCCGCGGCCGTCGCACCGAAGTACGTCTCCGTGGCGGACCCGGCGACGATCGTCAGCGTCGTCGAGGCCGAGTCCCACGCGGCGGTCCAGCCGTTCGCGTGCGCTCCGGGATCCTTCGCGGTGACGACGATCTTCCCGGAGTCCAGGCTGACGGTCGCCTTGACGGTGGTCGGGCCGACGGCGCGCTGCACCACGACCTCCGACGCCCCGGACCGGAACGCCAGCTGCGCGGCGTCGTACATCGACGCCCCACCGGTGCGGGTGCCGTACACGGACTCGTAGCCGGCCATCGACGTGATGACGGTCGGCTTCGTCGCCGGGCCCTGCGCTGTCTGGCCGACGATCATGAACCGCCCGCTGCGCGGCCCTGCGGAGGCCGGAGCGGACGGGGAGGTGCTGATGGTGCTGCTCACGCGGTCGCTCACGGCGTCTCCTCGGTTTCAGTGGCGACGTCGGCCTTCGCCGCGTCGGACTTGCTGGGCTTCTTGGCGGGGGCTTGCGGGGCCTCGGACTCCACCGGTTCGAGGTCGGGGGCGTCGAGGATGACCTCGGTGGTGGTGACACGGGACATGGGGGCTCCTACTCGGGCAGGTTCTCGTCGGCGTCGACGGCGGTGACGGTGACGTCCGCACCGACGAGGGCGGCCAGCACCGTCGTCGGCATGAGGGTCTCGGTGGCGCGGATGCGGACGTTGATGGTTCCCGCAGCCAGCGGGTTGCCGCGCAGCGTCTGCGCTGCGGCGCCGGTGTCCTCGGTGGGCATCGGCGTCTGCAGGATCCAGGTGGTGTCGTTGAGCCGCGCCGGCAGGATCACGCACTCGCGGGCGGCGAGCATCAGCCGGTCCCGCTCCGCGGTTACCGTGACGTCGTCGGAGTATTCGCTGTTCTCGACAGCGACCACGATCGTGACGTCGTAGTCGACGTCGAACACGGCGATCTCCCCCGACGCTGTCGCCTGCCGCCTGGTCATGCCCACGGTCGACGTCGACGTGACCACGACGCACGGGTACATCGCGGGATCGTTCTGGGGAAGGTTGTCGGCGGCCATGTAGACCGTCGGATCCTTCGGGCCCTGCACGTCGAGGTCGAGGCGGATCATCTCCAGCCGGATCGGCATCCACGCCGCCAGGTACTCCAGCAGCGTCGCCTTGACGTTCTCGTGACCCTTCACGCCGCCACCCCGATGCCCATCGCGTCCCGCAGGGCGTCGATCAGCTGCGTGCGCTCCGCCGGGCTGAACCGCGGCACCGGGTTGCGCTGCGGCACCCCGTTGCCATGCAGGTGGTACCTGGCGTACTCGATGGCGGCACCGCGCTGGGGGCCGAGGATCACGAAGTGGGGGCTCGACGCGCGTGGACGCGGGCTTGACACCTCCTCGCGGAGGACCCCGGTCCGCACCAGCGGGTCGCTGGAGCGTCCCATGCGGCGCTTGTCGAGGATCGTGGCGTACTTCAGCGGCGTCCAGCGTCCGAACGACGCGGTCGCGAACACCTGCCGCTGCCGCTCAGCCCACACCTGGCCGACCGCGTCCCACATGGGGGACGAGTCCTCCGCGAGGGCCGCCAGGTCCTCCAGCCGCGCCTGCAGCTGGCCGGCGAGCCCACCCTCGGCCTTCGCGCGCGCACGGGAGCGGACCTTGCTGGCGTAGCGGGATCCGGCGCTCATCAGTTGACCTGCTGCTCGAGCAGCAGCCAGTCGGACTCGGTCATCGGCCAGCGGCGCCCGGTCATCTTCACGGACTTGATGCCGTTGCCGTTCAGCCGCATCAGCGACTTCTTCTCGTCATCGGTCAGCAGCCGCACCGGTCCGCCGGAGTAGTTCAACCCCTCCGGTCCGGAGTAGGAGGTCCGCTGCTGCGGGTTCGTCATCAGCCTGCCGGCCAGCCGCAGCGCCACCAGCTTCGCAGACAGCGGGGCGGTCTCCGGGGTCCAGTCGGCGCCCTTCGGGCAGAACAGGACGACCTCCGCGGACGCCAGGTCGCAGCACTGCTGCGCCACCTCGGTGTGGAAGTCGCTGAACGTGACAGTCTGCTGGAGACTGATCTGCAGCTCGGCGACGGTGATGATGCTCATCGGGCTGCTCCTCGCGCGAGGTCCTCGACGGCGTGGACGAAGGTGTCCAGGTCGGTGGTGGTGATGTCATGCAGCTGCCGGCCGCGGACGGCGGCCCGCCTGCTGGCCGTGCTCCACGCACGCGGCGTGGACAGTCGCGTGATCTCGGCCGCCCATGCGTCCGGGTCGTCCAGCGGGATCAGCGTCCCGCCGTCCCCGAGGCACTCGACGAGTCCCGGTGTCGGGTTCGCGATGACGGGGATCCCGGAGGCCATCGCCTCCACCGCGGTGCGGCCCCACGACTCGAACAGGGACGGCATCAGCAGGATCCGCGTCCGGGTGTACACCTCGTCGCGCATCCGGCCCGGCGGCAGCATCGGCTGCCACGCCACGTTCGGCAGGTCCGGCCGGATCTGCTCCCCGTAGGCGCCCTCGACCATCAGGAAGCCGACGTCGGGCAGGGCGGCCGCCAGGTCGGCGACAAGGCCGGCGCCCTTCGCGGGGCTGGCGTTGATGAGGGTCACCCGGTCGCCGGGCGTGGTCCGGTAGGAGTCGACGTCGACGTGGGGACGCACGACGATGTGCCGCCGGTCCCGGCCGTGGTAGTCGGCGAGCCATTCGGAGTTGAACACGACGAGGTCGGCGTCGCGCGGGATCGACTCCCAGTTGTGGGACACCACGACGGCGGGTATCCGATGTTTCACGGAGAACGCTGTCGCCCGGGGCCCGTCGATCAGGTGCCCGATGACCACGTTGGCGCGCCTGGTTCGGGCGCCGTCCTGGTCGATGGCGGTGAACGGGAGGACCGTCACCCCGTCGAGCACGTACTCCTCGTGCCCCCAGTCGGGGCGGGACAGCGACACCGTGACGTCGTGTCCCGCCGCGACCAGGGCCTTGCACAGCTCGTGGCCCATCACCTCGCTGCCCGCCGGGTGGGCGGGCGGCCAGCCGAGGGCCAGGTAGACGATGCGCAGTGGCGTGCCGGGTACTGCGCTCGTCATCGGCCGCCTGCTAGGAGGACAGGCCGGTGGTGTTGATCTTCACGGCGCGGTTCGCGTCGAGGACCGTCGAGCCGCAGAGCACGCTCACGATCGAGCGGTCCTGCAGATAGTCCGACTGGTAGTCGGCCATCCAGCGCAGGGACAGGCCCTGGTAGGACATCGACGAGCCGGCGACGGCGCCGACCGGGACGCGGGGGGCCTTCATGCAGAACGCGAAGGCGTCCTTCGAGTAGGCGACCGCGGAGCCGTCCGTCAGCGCGTTCGACACGAAGATGTCGAAGCCGAACAGGCGGGTGATGGTGGCCTGGCGGAGCGCCGTGTCCGTGCCGGACTGGTCGACGCGCTGCACCAGCTCGCTGTTCAGCAGGAACGCCTGCACCGTCGGCGACACCGCGAGGTAGCGCCCGCCCTGGGGGACGTTCTTCTGGTTCAGGACCTTGTTGGCCTCGATGACCTGCGCGATGACGTCGGTGCCGTCCGCCTTGATGTTGATCGAGCCGGACAGGCTGTTGAAGTCCGCGGCGAGGAGGTTCTCGGCGCCTTCGGCGACGGCCCGCAGCTGCGGGGCGACGACCTGGGCACTGAAGTTGTCGACCTCGAACTCCATCTGCTCGTCGGTGATCTCCACCGCGGAGTAGATGTTGGCGTCGATCGAGACGGGCACGCCGGTCTCCGTGAGGTCGTCCACGACGATCGCGCTGGTGCGCGAGGCGTACGTGCGCGACGAGAGGCTGGCGGGCTTGCGGATGGTGACGGTGTCACCCACGCGGCCGCTGAAGTCGGACTCGGCCGAGCGGTACACGGTCGCCGGGAGCACGAGCTGCCGGGCGAGCACGGACAGTGCCGTCGCTGCGACGCGACCCTGCGCTTCCTTGTCGGTGAAGAACGTATTTGCCACGGTAACTCCTCAGGGGTCGGACCGCGTTCGGCTACCGTGGAAAGTGCCGTGCGGCTTGGTGTCAGCTGCTCGCGAAGATGCGGGCAGCTACTTTCTCGACGTCCTCCGCGGCTGCGGGGGCCGTCCGGGTGCCGACGAGGGCGTCGGCGGATCTTCCGGGAGCGGGCTTGCCGACCAGCGCGAGCAGCTGCTCCGCGTCGGCCTCGAGCTCCTCCTTCGTCGTGCCGGTCAGGCGTGCCGCCAGTGCGGCGGGCAGGCCCTTGTCGGATGCGACCTCGGCGCGCAGTAGGCGTGCCTCGGTCTCCTCCAGCCGCTTCTCCGCGGCAGTGGCGCGCTCCTCGAGGCGCTGCTGCTCGGACTTGCTGGCGTCCTCGATCTCGGCCAGCCGCTTCGCGGCGTCAGCGTTCGCCTTCGCCTGCGCCTCATGCTTGCGGGCCAGGGCCTTCCACTTCGCCACGTCATCGGCGGCTGGTGCGGCCTGCTCGGTCGCCGGGGTCTCCGTGTCGGGGGTCTCGGCGGGTGCTTCAGGTGTCTCGGGTGCTGCTTCGGACATCGGTCCTCCCATGTCGGGTTACTGCACCGCACCCATGTCGGGGGCGGGAGACTGCGGATCCATCGGCATCGCGTCGATGGGGGCAGGTGCGGGCTCGGCGGCTGTCATCGACAGCACCCGGTCGCGCTCCTGCGGTGACAGGCCCAGCCGCTCGAGGATGAACTCCATCGGCAGGCCCAGGCTCTTCAGCTTCACCAGTCCGTCGATGAGGACGGCCGGCGAGCGGGTCTCGGTGTTGCGCCAGATCACCTCGGACGACAGGTCCTGCGCGCCCGGCGAGCCGGCGGCCTGCAGCGCGAGCCGCATCACGGCCTCGTGCGCCTCCCCAAAGGTGCCCTGCTTGTCCTCGATCAGGCTCATCAGCCCCGCCTCAGCGGCGACGAGGGCGTCCGCGGACACGTTGTCGATCGAGCCGAGGAGGTAC